GGGTTGTTGTAAGAAGTTGAGGGCGGAGAACTAGGCTTTGGTGGTTTCGTTCCTTCCTTTACAACGACCCAAACGAACAAAAGTCGTGGAAATGTTTTAAGTTATCGTCCTCAACCTCGGGCTACAAGCACAACTGAATTTTCGTTAACTCCGGAGGCGGCTCCCTCCACGATGAGTCAAAGCCAGAGTCAAACCACGTCGGTTAATTTGCCAGGTGGAGACATTGTCGACCCTGTTACCAAAGAACCTGAGGGACCTAAGTACCCTGATCTAACCAACCTGGCACAACAGTACGGACAAAGCTCACTGTTCGGTGGTCAGGACTACATAAAAGCAAAAGAACAAGGATATTCAGACGAAGAAATTCTTGGATATTTACGGCAAAACCCCAGTATGTTGGCCGACGTTAATAAACAGGGTCAGTTTAAAGGTCTATACGAACAGATTGCTCGCGGTGAGGTAGACACCTCCAAGGCTGTAACCCGAGATTATGCACGTCAAATGGTCGACTTTACTCCTACAGAGGAAGGTCAGCAGGTATTTAAAGAAGCCTATGAATATACAGCTCCTGGTGTTTCCACGGCCTTTGGTGAGAGTGGAAAATATTTCGGCGGTGAAGATTTGACTGCTGCTCGACAGTCTGGATACAGCGATGCTGATATTAAATCGTTCTTAGAAAAGAATCTTGATCTCGTTCGCGGTCCTAATGTGCCTGGCGGTGAAAGCGAGATCGGTCAGCTTTTGAAAGATTTACAGACCATCGCTCCACAACCAGTTAGCACTCCAAGTCAACCCAGTCAATCTGGTGGAGATTCGTCAATGGCGTTACCCACAAGTTCAAAAGGGACTACTATTGGATTCTCAGCAACAGGCTCAACGGCAGGATCAGATGAATACTTCGGTGGCGCAGATATCCGACAAGCCCTAAGCGAGGGAGCTACATTCGAAGATATACAAGAAGCTACTAAGAGGTATTCAGAATTAGGTAAAACTCGTGGAGGCATGGCACCAGGCGGTGAGTTCTACGAGAAAATTATGCGTGGCGATTTTAGCTTCGCTCAATGATTGAAAGCTACAACTTAGTAGTCTTTAAATCAAATAACAAAACAAAGCTAAGCGTCTGCGCACACGACGCTGCCCACGCGCAGGCGCAAGCTTTAGACATCGCTAGAAGTTTAGAAGCGGATAAGTTTGAGCTTGTTTACGGTCTAAATAAAGTAAGCAGACTTAGTGATCTATACAGAAGACTCGCCTACAGCGATTTCAAACATCAAGAGTGCTTCGAGTGGAAAGGTCCTGTAACTAATCAAGTGCCTTCTGTGTATGCAGTTGGTAAACGGTTTTACGTGCGACCATTAATACAAGGCTATCTAGATCTAGACAAAGACAAAGTAGTAAAAAATACTTGCAAAAACCCCAAGTGCATAAATCCATATCATAATCATTATTTAAACAACAAAAACTCAAAACTCAGTGGCGGAGACGTCCAGATGGCGTTAGCATTCCGAAGCCAAGGCGCGAGCATTCAGCAAATCGCCAAAGCACTCAACGTCCATCGAACAACGATCTACCGGACTCTAAAAAATGAATGTGTTCCTATTGGGGATCAGGATCACTGATGAAGCGATCACTGAAGACGGCAAAGTCAACGTTATCGCGGAGTCTCTTCCTGCGTCTAATAAGAGAATCGCGACAAAGGTCCAGCTAATCCAGAAAGCCGACCACTATGTCGGCAAACTCTTGAGCGACCTCAAGCAGAAAGATGAAGTTCTTGCGATCGGTCCAACTAAAGCCACGCCAGACGGTGTGATTCAAATGCAGCCGATGCTTGTCGTGACTCGCGACAACTTCTCTGACATCCTCGCCGTCAATACGTTCATGGCTTGTGGTGGTCTTGGACCTAAACAGGAAGAGAACGAAGTTGGCGACTCAACAGTCACTAATCGCTCTATTGCCTGGCAAGCTCCGGACGACAAAGAAACAAACTGGTTCAAACTCACAGCTTGGAATGAGAATTCTAAACAACTTTCTGAGCTACCCAACGGTACTCCCACGATCGCCGTGGGTCGTGTAAGCACAAGCGAAAAGGACGAAAAACAGTATCTGAATTACTCAGTAGATCAAATTCTGTATCTACCTAAGGGCACGAAGTCCGCGCCCAAGAAAGCAGCAGACCCCGAAAAAGGTCAAGTCTCTGCAGCGGCTCTCGGTTCAATCAACTTCTCTCTGTGATCAATCATGGTCTTTATTGCAGGTCAATTTGCGGCTGATGAAATTCTTTGTCAGGTCCCGCCCCACACTCTCCGCATCGATCTTCAACAGCGTCGTTGGAAATCCGATAACGATCCGGATTCCGCGATCACCGACGCGAACGACAACGGCATCCCTATTGAATTCGTGTTGCTCGGGTTTACTCCCTTTTACGGGAACCTCGGTATGCGAAACCACGAGGAATTCATTCGGATTGCTTACATTGGTGTGTCTCCTTCACATCGTTTGCTTCCTCCTCGATGCGTTTCGACTAGCGTTATTAGCGGTAAGAGCAGTCAAAAGAACTTTATTTCCTACTTCCAGACGCTCTACAACAACCGCATCAACGTTGCGGAGGTGGTGACAACTACCAAGTTCGTGCAGCGTAGCTTTACTCAAACAGATCCTGCAACTGGAGCTGATACAGGTAAGGTTAACTACAACGTCTTAGAATTTTTAGACAGGCCAGTTAACGGCAAAGATGAAGAATCACTTGTTAAGGATATTTCGACGTGGCTCAATGATGATGGAGGAGAGCTGGTATCGGCTGCACTTCGTTCTCATATCTCCGGTGCGAATTTGGTTGAGCTACCTCTCGGATCGGATCACGGAGCGATTAAAGCTGCTTTTGACGAACAGCATCCAAAGCTTGAAGGCGACAAGGCTGTGGGGCTCGCTGCTCTGCCTGCAGGCGCTGGTGACCCCAAATCAGAGCCGCCAGCACCCAAATCAGACAAGCCCAAAGAGCTGACTCAGGAGCAAAAGGACGCCCTCAAAGCTGCTGGTTTAGAGATCTAAACTGGTATCGGAAGGGCAAACCTGCCAGACGGGGTCGCTTCGGCGGCCCTTTTATTTTGTAAAAAGTTCATGCAAGGGAGGCAACTCGTAACCATCAGACGACACACGATAAGCAAGATTTTTAAAAAGCGTCTTTTGTATCAAATAATTAGCATGTACTAAATCCAGCACTTCATACAACTCCTCTACATCTTTTAGTTCTTTAGCTTTATTCATAAACTTCGTATGGTAGAACTCTGTGTCAACTGACATATAATTCCGTAAACGATCGACAAGATTAGATTCCATGAGTTTTTACACAGTCCCAAACTATATCTTCAATCCTATTGCCGACCGGAATATCTGCGAAGGGCGAATTGTACTACCTCTTGACACAACAGGAGAACTAAAAGAACAACTAAACAAGTGTGGACTCACCAACATAATCAGTGCAAGCGACGAGACTTCTTACATGGATCGCGACTGGTGGAGCAAGCTCCCGGAATTCGACTGGGCAGTGGCCGTAACTCAAGGGGTTGGTAAAACAGTCGACTGGGTCTTAGAACCCAGTTACGAGCTTGCAAAAGAAGGTCTAGTAATCCTAGATCGATTGACTTTCTTAGAGCCCACACGGGATCGTTCAGACTTCTTAACGTCAAAACCTTTATCGAATCTGATCATTTTGAATCCGCGACCGAAATTTCGTGCGGACCAAACAAAATCAAAAGACTCTGTAACTTCTGCGTGGTTTGTGTTTAGCAAAACTCACGACTGTAAAGATGGGACAAACATTGAATACGAGGTAAGCTGGCAGCGACCAAGATCATTTACTTGAAAATGAAAGGCCGACTGCAGCTCCTGATGACGGAGTACATAGAAGCCCAACGAGAAACAAACAGGAATCTCGAAAAGATCGCTGCGCTCATGATCAGCAATCAGCTACTGCAGGAGTGCGTCGACCATCAGGGAAATACTCGCGAAGCGGATGTTATAGCAGAACTCGTAGCTGACTCGTTCTCAGCAGGTCTGTGCTTGCTAAACGAACTAGAGCAAAGAAACAAAGACTACGATTACCATAAGCGAGAATTCTTCGTCGACGACCAAGAAGATGGAGACGACGAAAATACAGCATTAAGTTCGTTCTAGAATAAACGAAACTAAGAGGATATCTTGGACACTAGAAAGACTATAAACGGATTACGTCACTATAAGTGTCCAGGAGTACCTGACTATCTTCCTTCAGTCACATCAATTTTAAGTGCTACACAATCTGCAAAAACTCAACAAAAACTAGCGCATTGGAATGTCATGAACCCTGGTGCGGCGGACGCTGCTGCGGCACGGGGAACATGGATACACGAAGCGACTGAAAATCACATTCGAGGCTTAAGAGTAGTCCCACCCGAAAAGTACGCACCTTTCTGGAAAGGTGTTCCAGAACGTTTAGATAACCTCCTTGAAGGAGGCAGGGTTCTCTGGTCTGAACGGCCTTACAACCAACCACGCTGGTCTAAGTATGTTGGTGACGACGGCGTAGGACGAATCTTTTACTACGATTCCAGCTCCGGTCATGGGTACGCCGGTTGCTGTGACCTTATTTATATGGATAACAATGCTGAAATTATTCTTGCCGACTTTAAAACTTCGGCAGGTCCGTACAGTGCGCGCTTCCCTAAAAAAGATCTAGATGTAGACGAGAAGACTAAGAAGGCGCTTATATCTGGAGTGTTTAAAGTTAAAAAAACTAGACTACAATTAGCTGCTTATAAATTAGCGGCTGAAGCATGTTTAGGGATTAAGATTAACAAGACTCAGATTATTGTGAGCACCGCTCTCGATGAATACGAGACACAAGTGTTTACATTTGGTGAAACTGAAGTAGAGAAGGACGAAGCGGCCTGGCTGCAACTCGTTGATAAATTCTTTACCGAGGTGCGACCAGCTCAAGCAGCCTGAAGACTGCGTAAAGCTTCCCTCAAAGAAGTTGTCAGCGCGGCCAACTCAGGCATAATGTTAGGACCGTGCAAGACCTATGAACTTCATTTGCTCCATCAACGCTAAGGTCGTAGGTGCTCTAGATAAAAAAACAGGAAAGATAGAAGCAGGTGGAGACTTTTCGGCTTTTAATTCTGGTTGGCAGCATGAAAAATTATCTGCTCAAGAAATAGCAGAACAAATCAAAGAAAGAAAGGGTCTTTGTGCGTGGCATCTTGTAGATGGCAAACGAGAGAAAGATAATACTCATCCAATCGAAGCTGGCCTCATAATTATTGACATTGACAATCAAGCAGACGGTAAAGATAAAGACGGTAATAAAATCCAAAAACAAGAGCTTACGTGGGAACAGGCTAAACAACTTGAAGTCAGTAAAAAATATCTGTCACTAGCTTACAACTCTCCATCAGGAACAGAGACATGGCCTCGTTTCAGGCTTGTCTTTGGTTTAGAGAAGCCAATTATCGATCCTGATTTTTATCAATGGTTTGTTCGAGCAATAGCGAAAGACATACCTGGCTCAGATATTCGTGCTACGGCGGCTGTTAATCTTTTCTACGGTGCGAAAGACGACAAAGATATTCTGTACGTCTCAGACAAATTTATTCCTGTTAAGAAAATAGATGAAGCGCTTAAAGTTTACTCATCGTTACCGCCTGAAGATAAAGGAGACAAAGCTGATGTAGTTGCCGCTCTCATTGATATTGACATAAGTGATGAAGGTGTCGATATTAAGAAACTCTTATCAAGATCAGTTAAAAATATTATTGACGGTGAACCAGTTGATGAC